GTCCGAAGGATGAACGCAGGAAGCTTTCTAAAATATATGATAAGCCTGCGACCCGGAGTTTCTCGAACCTCCCGCTCGATTTGAACATCATATTTAGAATGTATTTTCTAGATTTTGGTGTGATGATGATGGAGAGGAGGAATGAGCACTTCATGAAGGTTGGTATAAACCCCTGTAGTATGGAATGGACTCAGCTGTATCAGAGTCTTATTGAGAAGAGTGACAGGGGTTTTGCTGGAGACTATACCAAATTTGATGGTATTGGTCCTCCAGAGATTTATGCCAGCATCACGAACCTTATCAATCACTGGTACAACGATGGGCCTGAGAATGCCCTGATCCGCCATGTGCTTGTTATGGAGGCCTTTTCCAACCTGAGCCTGGTAAGGGATTGTGTAGTTGAGATAGCACAAGGAATTCCTTCTGGATTTCCGATGACTGTTATCTTTAACTGCATCGTCAATTACTATTTCTTGGGAATGGCCTGGATCGATATAGTGGGAGAGAGTGACTATTCAGAGTATGCCACGATGACTCAATTTGATGATTTGTGTGGTGTCGCCACTTATGGGGATGATAATGTAGTAAGTGTTCATCCCGATCTTCTTGAGACTTTCAACCTACGTAGTTTTGCTACCTGGTTGAGGGAGTATGGAGTCGGGTACACGGATGACATGAAGAACCCCATTGAGTTGAGCGACCCCCATGTGGCTATTTCTGGTGTTAGCTTTCTCAAGCGGAGATTCGTTCCTATGCCGGGTAGCTCATTTATTATGAGTGCACCTCTTGAACGGGTTTCCATAGAGGAACAGGTCCATTGGGTTCGTGAGAGTGATGATAGGTTCGAAGCTCTCAAACAGAATGTTGACAATGCTCTCTTTGAGGCATCCATTCATGGTAAGTTATATTTTGAAGATCTTAAGGATCGGATCAATACTGCCATGCATGGTATCATGAGAGCCGGCTTCGTCAACAGTTTTGAGGAGCAGCGGGTTCGCTGGTGGGATGCTCACACCGGTGGAAGAATAAAGTCTGACAAATTACTGAGTTATGTCAGAGATGGGAAGGTTCCCATAGTGAACTCAGTGGACGTGGATCCTGGTTTTCCAGAATCCACACTGGCGAAGATTGCTGAAGGCCCTAATTATAGGATCCCAGCATTCTTCACAGTCTATGCAACTTAGAAGGTCCTTGTTGCCCTTGAGATGTCTGAGATCTCATTGTATCTAGGTAAAATGTCCTAGGTTATCTTTATTGCTTTAAGTTTTGTCTTAATAGTTAGTTTTGTTCCCCGATGGGGTAGAGATGGCCTAAGGGCCTGATACTACCTTTCGGTTTGTTTCTTTCTGTCGAGTTTTTATTATAGTAGTAAAGAATAACAAAACCTGCTGTCAAGGAGGGAGTTGAATCACATGACGATGAGGGCTTATGGCTACTCGGTGTGAACTCCAGGGACTTGACTTGCCTCTCGTGAGGCTGAAGCAGGGTGGGTTGCCTTGTCTTTTTCATTTATATGATTTATCGTCTAGTAAGATGCATTATGTTGTTTAAGAAAGAGGAAGGTAATTCGATCGGTACCAATGGTACCTGGTTGACCATTCTGCTTCGGCAGATGGGATAAACGCTGTGCGACCATTTATGGCGGAGCGGACCAGTCTATCAGAGGAATTGCCCATCGCGTGATCTTTGGAGCCCCCTAGCTCCAGTATGCCTTTTTTAACA